ACGCTGGGAAGCACCGATTTTGAGATGGTTGTAGCATCAAGCCTGTCTGTCTTGAATGAGGATATGCTTGAATGGTCGAGAGACAGGAACATAACGTTCTCTGTTTCGCTTGATGGTGAGGAAGTTGTTCACAACAGTAATCGAATTCTTGGTCATGGGCTTGCTTACAGTAGAACAGTGTCAGGGATAGAGGCTATCAAACGGTCTTTAGGCGCTGATCGCGTTGCAACGGTTACTACAGTTACTAAAGCACCCTGAATCGATTGTCCAGGCTCACTTATCTCTTGGCCTCAAGGACATGTTTATCCGACCTGTTAGTCCCTATGGGTTTGCACAAAAAGCATCGTTCACCTTTTCTATGGACGAATACTTAAGTTTCTATGCCTCGTTGATAGATGAAATCCTTAAGATCAACATTAAAGGGATAAGGGTTGTGGAACATTCGGCCTCCATTCATCTGAAAAGGATCTTCAATCCCGGTTTTAGTGGTTATGCGGATTTGAAGTCGCCAAGTGGGGTCGTGCTTAACAGTATTCTTTTCAATTATGACGGTCGAGTATATGGTAGCGATGAGAGCCGTATGTTGCAGAAGGTGAACCCTGAAACGGAGTTCAGTGCGGGTGAGGTTAAGACGCTATCATTTTCCAAGAGTCCTTACTATAACGCAGTATTGAGTTCATCGTTCAATTTTGCTCTGCCAGGTTGTGATACATGCGCGTATCAACCATTTTGCGGTGCAGACCCATGCCAGAACATAAGTGTACAAGGTGAGCCTGTCGGTGATAGGAGTCGTTCAACGTTTTGTCAGTATCACAAGGGAATGTTCAGGTATCTGATGAACTCCATCTCTGAAGGTGGTCCTAAGGCTGAGATGCTAAAAGGATGGGCATATGTCTGAGGTTATCAGGAACGATATCTTTCATTTTTCTTCAAAAAAGAATGTGCCCACAGGGTTCTATCGGTTATGCAAACAAAAACCAGTGAACCCTTTATTCTTTTTGCCCAATTTGCTGGTAGTTGCTGAAAGCAATAATGATGCCATTCTACCATGCTTTGATTACTCTGTTATTAGCACTGAATTATTTGAGTCAATTGAAGATGGAGATATTGGGGTAATTAACAATGGCAATATGATCCGCGTTATTCTGTCCCGCAGAGCCAATCATAATACTGTCTTAGTAACGGAACGCTGCAATAACTTGTGTCTCTTTTGTTCGCAGCCACCAAAGAAATCAAATGATGACTGGCTACTTACCCAATCAGCCCTTGCTATCGCTTCATTTGGGTTGAATGGAGTAGTTGGGGTCAGCGGTGGTGAACCTTTGCTGTATGGAGATGATTTGCTTAACTTCATTGATTTTATCATCGAGAATTCACCAGATACTGCTTTGCATGTTTTAACAAACGGGCGCAAATTTGCTGATACCAACTTTACTCATGAAATGGCAAAGCGAAGTAAAAAGATAAAAATCACCTTTGGTATACCGCTCTACTCATCAAGACCACTTGTGCATGATCATTTGGTAGGAAGTGATGGCGCATTTAATGAAACGGTTAAGGGGTTAATCAATGCAGGGAACTCAGGGATTAATATCGAACTTAGAGTTATTCCGACACTGGCTAACTATACGGAATTGGATGGCATCGTAGAGTTCGTTGGCCGTGTTTTCTCCAACATCAATCAGATTTCCCTTATGGGGTTGGAATCTATCGGTTGGGCGCGAAAAAACTGGTCAACAATCTTCATTGAACACAGCAGCTATAGTGAGAAAATAACCTCCGCTATAGACGCTGCACACAGGTCAGGTATACCTCTAACAATTTTTAATTATCCTTTGTGTCATCTTCCTGAAAGAGCCTGGGAGCTTGCTGCTCAGTCGATCTCTGATTGGAAAAATTACTATCCTAAAGAATGTGATGAATGCACTCAGAAGTCTTCCTGTGCTGGTTATTTCAGTTCTTCAACGGGCCGTTTTCATCAACCACCGAGACCAATTTTATGAAAAAATTTAATTTTGCTGCTCTACTTCCGGGGTTTTTGGCACTCAATAATTCTGTATGGGCAAGTGATTTGCCTGGTATGACTCTTAATGAACATGATTTAGTGATAGCCCCACTTAACACCGAAGTTCCATTCTACATTGCAGGGCATCGCAGTCATAGCTCCCATCGGAGCCATAGTTCTCACCGTTCATCATCAGGTGGCGGGTACTATGGTGGCAGCACTCCCTATTATCCAAAAACATACAGCTCACCAAGTTCATCTGGGTCTTCAAGTTCAGGAACAAGTCCCTCATCGTCCTCTTCCTCTGTGCGTTCGCTTCGTTCTAACGACAATAACAACTCTACTACTACGAATTCTGTTGGAACTACAGAAGCTAACCGTGCAAGTAATGGGCTGACTTCTGGTACAGAGAAGCGTAAGCGCTTAATCATGCGGGTTCAATTCGCTTTGCTGGACAAAGATTATTACAACGGGAATATTGACGGCATAATGGGGCCTTCCACAAGGCAGTCAATAAAAAATTATCGCATTGCGAACGGACTACCAGTGCCCTCAAGTGAAACCTTGGATATACAGTTGTTAAATTCATTAAGTATTTTAGCTCGATAAATTAAGTATATTAAAAATTTTTCACTTTAACATTAACTTGTATGAATATATATTTCAGAGGCGATTAAATGTCAGTCAGCTATAACATATATAGAATGCCATATAAGAGTCTTCCAGAATTGACAAAAAAAATCATTAAAGAAGGGCTTGTCGAACAAAAAACTATTCTACATCAATCTTATCAACTCAAATTTTATTTTTCTGATAAATTAAAAGGAAATGAAGTATGGTGGTGGGATGTTTTTAGTGATTTCTTCAATGAAGAAATTGAAAAGCCTCATAATATATTCTATTTTGGCCTGCTAATAGGATTTAAAGAAAAGGACCCTGAGAATTGCTATCTTATCAGTCTTGGTAAATCACATTTTTATCTCAGCAAGTTTATTGAAGCAGACTTTGGGCTGAATGTGGCAATGCGTATAGCTAATGATGAAAATATTTTACTCAAGAAAAGCAGATTCTTTTGTGGGGGAAAGAGTCAGGAGGCATCCTCATACTCACAGTTTGTTCAAGGAGCATATTTTCCTGGCGAATCCATCGAGCATCTCAAAACAAAAGCCAAAGAAACTGACAAGTGGGGATGTAATAATATAACTTTTTCTGATTCAATTCAGCTAAGTTTGGATGGTGCTCCTACTGCATTAGTCGATGTTTTCAATGATATTGATTCTTCGTTGGCAACCAAAGAGAAAATCGAATTTCCTAAATCGGAAAAAATCACTGACGAGTCAAAGATAGATGAGCTTGATAATTGTCTACTTCAATCGATCATTACAGATGATGCAAAAGTTATTATTGATGAGATTCAATCTTTTGGTGCCTCTATTGTAATTAATAATTCTTTGACATTTTTTAAATTGCACACAAAAGTTGAGGGGAGTGGAAAGTATCTTCAATCATCAGATAAAATTAATGACATAAAAATAGCAGATGTAAAGAAATTCATAAAAAATAACAACATAAAAGATGTCAATAAAGTTTTTGTTAAGATAACTAATGAAAATAACAGTGGTCATACAGCCTCGTTAAAAGAAATATTGAGCATTACTTATAGCGAGGGCAGCGAGCACTTCTTCCTTAAGAGGGGAGGATGGAGTCGATTTAACTCTGCTTTTATGAAGTATTTGTCTACTTCTTTAGCCAGTATAAAATTTGAGGTTAAAGATGCTCTTAAGGAAGACGACTTCAAAGTATGGCAAGCTGAAAAAATAAAACAAATCGCAGAAGGAACTTCTAAAGACAAATTAGAATATAGAGAATATTATTTTAATGAAAAGATGTCTGATGAGAAAGGTTATATACTTCTAGATCGCCAGCTAAAAAAAATACCATCCTTACGTGATAATGGCAAGGACTACAATGTTGAAGTTGCAGATCTTTATAAAAATGGAGAGATTATTGCTGTAAAGATATCAGATAAACCGCATGATCTAATTTATAATATTGAACAGTCAAAAACCACAATTCAAACTATAGTAAGAGGAGTAGTAAAATTTGAAGAGACAATTACTGATGTGGTTTTATGGATCTCAACTACTACAAAAGCTAAAAAATTAATTGACATCAATTCTATTCAATTTTTATTAGCGGTTCAAACTTGGAAGGAAGTTGTTGAAGGATTTAATCTGAAACCAAAGATATATTATTCACATCACGATAAACCCCAAAAGAAAAAGGGAAAGAAAAAAAACGCATCTTAAATCTGAACTTAGAATTGGTTATGGAGAAAGATATCAGGTTATAGCGTCTCAGTATCGCTCCAATATTTGTGTGGATTATGTATCACCGATACTACCAAAATTATTATGTTTTAGGTATGGTGATTTACCGCCATACCTCTTTTGTATTTATCTCGCAATGATGTTGTTTACTTTTGTTTAAGTCTTCTAAGCTTCATACTTTCTAATGAGAATAATAATAGAGTTGTGCTGTATATAAAACCAGAGTTAGTTAATAACTTTAAATTTAATGCTTCAGGATTTTCACTGAGAAAATGAAAGGCATAAACTAAGTATACAGCTAAAGCAGCCGTTCCAATTGTTGGTCCAATATCGCCTTGATCATGAGGTTCAAGGTTTACATTGAATTTAAAGATTAGCCATTCAAATCCCCAAGTAAAAAAACAACTAATATCATGGCTGCGAATAATTTCGCGATGTTATCTGCTGATGGATTCATCAGAACAGATTGTTTCTGAAAAAATTCACAAAGTGAGAGTCCGAAAAAAATAAAAAAAAGTGGTCTGGAACTAAATTTTTCAAAAACTTTGAATAGGGTTTCCATTTTCTTTACCTTCAGGATTATATTAGCTATTCTGATACTTAGGCTACCAGAGCATTTGATCTTTGAGCTTGAACGTAATCACTCCACCATTGCATCAAACTCTGTCGCTCTATCAGATATTCTGCACGATTGTATGCTGCGATAATTTCATCTTTTTTCGAGTGGGCAAGCGCTGCCTCAAGAACTTCAGCTCTGAATTTACCAGACTCCTCTGCCGCTGTTCGCGCAATAGAACGCATACCGTGAGCTACAAGCTCGCCTCCGAACCCCATTCGGATGATAGCTGCGTTGGCTGTTTGTTCATGCATATGATTAAGAGGCGCTTTAATGCTGGGGAAAACCCATTCTCTATGCCCACTTATTGATTTCATTAATTCAAGGATGCGCAAAGCTTCTTTACTCAAAGGAACTTTGTGAGGCTTTTTCATTTTCATGAAATCAGCAGGAATGTTCCAAATGCTGTTGGTTGTATCAATATCAGACCATCTTGCGCGAACGGCTTCACCCGGACGAACCCATGTCAACAATTGCCATTCAATTAGCATACGTGTTTCCAACCGGATTGACGCATTCGTCAAAGATTCCATAAACCTTGGCAATTCGCTTGGGGGAAGGGCAGGCATATTTTGCTTTTTTGGTTTACTGAATCTTTGACCAAGGTTGTCAGCCGGGTTGAACTCAATAAGTTCTTCAGTAGCTGCCCACCTGAAGATTTCATTCAGACGTGAAATGATACGGCGTAGAGTTTCCAATACGCCTCGTTGCTTAATAGGATCAAGGTGTTGTTTTAAGAGCTTAGGCCGGATCTCATTGATAGGGACATTACCCAGACCAGGAAAGACATTTCTCTCTAAGCTGCGCCAGATGTCTGCTGCATGGTCTTGTGAGATACCTGATGTCTTTACCTTCTCATCTAACCATTTCCGCGCTACGGCTTGGAGAGTGTGCTCAGTAGCACTCTTTAATGCCTTCGCCTTATCGTTGTTATGGATTTGTGGATCAACACCATTTGCCAGAAAGGAAAGATATTCATCACGTAAGGCTCTGGCTCTTGCCAGTGTAAGGTGAGGATAGGTCCCAAGGCTCATTTTGGTTCTTTTTTTACTCACTGGCACTGCATACCTGAAATACCAATTCTTCTTTCCTCCTTTCGAGAGGGGAGCGATTCGTAGTATCAAACCATCTCCGTCAAACAAGTTGATTTCTTTGTCGGCTGGCTTGGTGCTTTTGATTTCAGTGTCAGTGAGCTTCTTAGCGATTTTTGCCATTTTGGGACCCTCGGTTTTTGGACCCTTCTTAGTGGGTCCCATTCAGGGTGCCATAACTCGTAGTTCTCAGCAATTCTCACTGGACGACAATAGACGTAAAAAAGCCCGCAGAGCTTGTGCTGTGCGGGCTTAGTAGACTTCATTGTACTTCAAACAACTAAAAAGTGGTGGAGCTGGCGGGAGTTGAACCCGTGTCCGAAAATAGCATAACTCATTGAATATACTTAGTTATTAAGTTTTGATACTGGCTAAGTGCATTTTACGTGCATATTGATATCCCTCTTGTGTCATTACTGAGTCTCTGTTTCGGAGGCAAGATGTAACTCTGGCGCTGGTTCTTCCTCAAGGATGGGGATGCCCTTCACCATTTTCTCAACAATTTCGTTTGACGGATAAGGGATACCAAGTTCAACAGTATTTGGGTTTGATCGGTGAGTTTCTACAAATGATGAACCATTCCATTTTTTAGAAAGATAAATAATTCCTTCAAATGCTGCTGGATCTTGCTTTTGCGACTCTAAGATCATGTGAAACCCTCGCCTCTCGATGCCTCTTAGGAAGCTTGAGAAACATTCTTTTAGTAACCCGTCATCTAAATCTTTGAATTTGATCCCTTGGGCAAGAAACTCAAAGTAGTTAAGAATATATAGAAGCCCATTAATTGCGTCGCGATATTCTTCCGGTACTTTCATATTCTTATATTCGTCTTTATCAGGGTTGCATCGCCATTCTGAAAGTTCTTGTGGTACATAGCGCATACCTCGATAGAAAGCGGTGCTGTTTCTTAATTGTTTCTGGTATTCCGGGCTGGTTCGCGTGTTAATGATCATGTTCAGGGTATGTGATCTGCGAGTATTGGCTGCAGAAGTAATGCACTGTATCCACCATCCCATACCAACTAACATCCCTGTAACCATTATTGACAATGAGGTTTGATATGTGGGGGGGTACCTTAATATTGCGTATCCGATCAGCACGATCACATAACAAATTGTGCTGAACATCGGTAAAAATTCTGCTGTATCGGGGTAGCGTTTTTTGATAAAGCAGAAGATAGAAGAAATGGCAGCACCTGAACCTGAAGCTACGACAAGCCAGTCGATGATAGCTATATCGAAAGGAAGTGTGTCTGGATAAATGTAAGTGAACAATGCCCTAAATAAGAGCATAAGGGTGAAAACTGTTGCGCTGATGTTGACAATAATCCTTGCCATCTCTTTGTTTCCTATAACAAAAGACCTCCATGAGGAGGTCTTGTTGTGCTAATGGAGAGCGTTTTTTTAAATAGTAAAGATCAGAAGTTAACCTTCACCAAAACCTACTGCTAGGGTTTTTTTCATAGTGGACTCCAGTTATTGCGTTTCGCCGCTGATACGCTAAGTGATTGAAAATCAAAAAACAACAAAATCTTGTATTTGTGGAGCAAAGGATAACAGCTTGTACTACCACTCTTCAAGTACTATCACAGTCCATACACTGTCTTGTTAAAAAAATATTTTTCTTTAAAATCATAATATTAAGATAAGTCAAGTGAAATGTTTTTGTATTGTTTCTTGCTAATGTGTAACATCATGATTTTTAATGTTTTATTTGGTGGTTTGCACTGTTTTTTTACCTATTGATTACATAGATGATAGCTTATTTTTTTAATCAAGGTGGTCTTCAGTTTTGCTATGTTTGTGATTGGAAACGCGCGCATAGGGCGATCACGTAAAATGTTGTGCATGGTTATCAAGTGACGTTTTGCCATCATAGGCCGAAAGGTAGCGACCATAATGTCGGAACAGCATTTCCGGTCCTTTGTGGCCCATCTGGCCAGCAAGCCAGAATAGATTTACACCTTGGCTGATGTGCCGCGTGGCGAACGTGTGTCGCGTCTGGTAGGGGTTACGGTAACGGACACCGGCTTTTTTAAGGGTGGGAACCCATGCTTTTTTGCGGATTGCATCAGCGTTCGCCCAAGGCTCTTTCGTTTTGGGGTCACTGAATATGAACTCGCTTTTCATGAATGTGAATTGCTTTTGTGCTTGCAGAGCCGCCAGAGCCTCACTGTTTAATTTCACTTTACGGGTGCCTGCTTTTGTTTTGGTGCCTTTCAATATGCCTACGACACTGGCTGCCTGTATGTGCGCTGTATTACCTATAAAGTCGATATCGGTCCAACGTAATGCGCATAGCTCAGAGCTGCGTAGCCCTGTATTGAAGGCGAAGCGGAACAGATTCTGCCATTCCTGATACTTGCAGTGCTGATATATGGCACTGGTTTCCGCAGGCGCAAACGGATCAACTTCGTAATCGTCGGCGTTCGGTTTACTGTCGACCACGTGATACCGGCTGGCGCTGACAAGAGTTACCGGGTTAATAGTCAACAGGCCATCAGTTACAGCCTCATCAATGGCGCTGCGCAGAAATGACAGGTTATTCCTGATTGTTTTCAGCTTAGTTTTTCGGCTGGCTATCCAATTTTTTAGTACCGCAGGCGTCAATTCTGTTACATGTAGTTTATGTAGCTCTGATAGTGCTGATATACATTTTTCGTAACCGCCAATGGTTGACGGCGACAGATTGCGGTTCATGCAAATTTTCAGGTATTCATCAAGATAGGACTTAATATTTTTGGTTTTCTTTACTATACCGAATAACTCCAGTTTTTTGGAACTGGGGAAATATTTCGCATATTCAAACGTTCCGCTGGCGATCTGATTTTGTATCTCCCCTAGCAGGCGCTCAGCATATTTAATACCACGTGTATTTGCCTCAAGCCGAGACAGGGGCTCCCTGCAAAGACCCCCTTTATATGTGAAAGTGATAACTAGTGTTGAAGCAGTTTTATGCTTACGAATAGTTACTCCTCTTGGCAGAGATAATAATCCTTGTTCTTTCTTGCCCATTTTGAAACCTCTATTAAGTCGACCCAGCGTTCTTTAACTCCATCGACTTTTAATACATGAACCCCTTCTTTCCATATTCCTCTTTGTATCCGTTTGTTAACGGCATCAACCGTTTCTCCCGCGTCGCGGCAGTAGGTTGATATAGGCACGCAATCCAGCCCCATACATCACCTCACACAACACTCAGCCCACGGCAGTGGCACCACACGTCAAACATTCGCTTCACAACTTCACGACAGTAGAAACCGTCACCATCTCGCGTCAGGTCATAGTGATTGCCGTAACGCTGGTGGACCCATCGTTCAAATGCTTTATTCATTCTTTACTTCCTTTTCATGGCTCGTAATTTTTTCAGATGAGCTTCCTGCTCTGTTTCTGCCAGAATTTGTCGGTATTCCTGGTGATCAATCCGTTCAAACAGTTCATTAAAATCGTTTATTTTTACCGACTGTGTTCGCCCATCCATTCTTCTGTACAACACAGTGTTGTTTATGCAGCGAAGAATTTTTATCGGATAGCCGGCGCTATCGGTGTATATCTGACCACGTTGAATCAGAGCGAACATTCCTTTATCCCCAGCGGAAAAGCGAATACAGAATAAATGCCACCGCTATTGCAACTCCTACAGCGGTGAATGCTTCAGGCCAATTCATCACTTCACCTCCTGCGGCGGTTCCGGTAGCGGCATCCAGTGAGTTACCTCTTTGAGATACAGGTCTTCGCCATCACCGTCATCCCAAGTGGGATTGCCATCATTAAACCAGTCGCCATATACGCCGACCTGAGTGTTGGGGATGTTTGGCGGGTAGTTGTTTTTAAAGTCAGCCGCTAACACATAGCATTGTCGCTCTCCCATTTCTGGCATTTGCTCACTACAGCTTATCCAACCATCCGGAGTTACCGGAACTGGCGGCGCGGCATATAGTGGTTTAGGTGATACCTCCGCACGTTTTGCGTATGCTTCAACTGTGTCAGGATTAAACAGGATTATGTTTTCGCCGCATTCCCACGCTATTGGTTTTGCTTCCAGTGATGCCAGCGCAATTCTTGCCAGTTCTTCCGCTTCTTCTGCTGGAAGCACAACGTTGCTACCCGGTCCGTATGTTTCGCGCCAATGCTGGATTGTCAGCAGTCGATCTTTGGTAATAGTGTCATAATTGGTCATTCTCTGCTTTAGCTGTGCGTTTGGCTTTTTCGCGTTTATGGCTCTCATAAAACCATCGGTGCAGCTCCGTTAGCTCTTTATCAATAGGCTCATATTCACGGTCAAAATATGCCTGAGCATTTTTTTCATCTTCGCCAGGTAATTCGCCTGGTCCAAACAAAATGTTATAAATCCACATCAGTGCATTTTCTGCATTACCGGTTTCTCTCCATTCGATAATCGCAGCCTGCATGACCAGAATGTTTTTGCCAAAAAATAGATCGAGTTCTTTAAATCGCTTCCGAATATATTCGTTTTCGTCTGCAAGAGCTGTCGTGCGTTTTTCTGAGGCTTCAAGTAACGCCTGCTTATCGCGTAGCGCTTCTTCCAGTTCAGCAACATGGCATTCACTATCAATAAGGTTGTTCTCTGTGGCTTCCTGTTCTGATTTGCGCATCAAAACAACGTGCTTTAATGCGTCCTGGGCTTTCTGAAATTTCAGCGCATATTCAGTGGCGATTTTTTCCAGTTCAGCAATATGCTTACTCCCATCAGAGATAACGCCTTCGTAATACTCACGCTGCTCGTTGAGTTTTGATTTTGCTGTTTCAAGCTCAACACGCAGTTTCCCTACTGTTAGCGCAATATCCTCGTTCTCCTGGTCGCGGCGTTTGATGTATTGCTGGTTTCTTTCCCGTTCATCCAGCAGTGCCAGCACAATCGATGGTGTTACCATCTCATGGAAAAGGTCCACATCAAATCCCCAGTCGTCATGCATTGCCTGCGCTGCCGCTTCACGCAGTTCCTGATAGTTAATTTCGCTCACTTCGAACCTCTCTGTTTACTGATAAGCTCCAGATCCTCCTGGCAACTTGCACAAGTCCGACAACCCTGAACGGCCAGGCGTCTTCGCTCATCTATGGGATCGCCACACTCACAACAATGAGTGGCAGATATAGCCTGGTGGTTCAGGCGGCGCATTTTTATTGCTGTGTTGCGCTGTAATTCTTCAATTTCTGATGCTGAATCAATGAGGTCTGCCATCTTTCATTAATCCCTGAATTGTTGGTTAATACGCTTGAGGGTGAATGCGAATAATAAAAAAGGAGCCTGTAGCTCCCTGATGATTTTGCTTTTCATGTTCACCGTTCCTTAAAGACGCCGTTTAACATACCGATTGCCAGACTTAAGTGAGTCGGTGTGAATCCCATCAGCGTTACCGTTTCGCGGTGCTTCTTCAGTACGCTACGGCAAATGTCATCGACGTTTTTATCCGGAAACTGCTGTCTGGCTTTTTTGATTTCAGAGTTAGCCAGACGGGCAATGCTGCGAAGGGCGTTTTCTTGCTGAGGTGTCATTGAACAAGTCCCATGTCGGCAAGCATAAGCACACAGAATATGAAGCCCGCTGCCAGAAGAATGCATTCAGTGGTTGTCATACCTGGTCTCTCTCATCTGCTTCTGCTTTCGTCACCATCATTTCCAGCTTTTGTGAAAGGGATGTGGCTAACGTATGAAATTCTTCGTCTGTTTCTGCTGGTATTGGCACAAACCTGACTCCAATTTGAGCGAGGCTATGTGCCATCTCGATACTCGTTCTTAACTCAACAGGAGATGCTTTGTGCATACAGCCCCCCGTTTATTATTTATCTCCTCAGCCAGCCGCTGTGCTTTCAGTGGATTTCTGATAACAGAAAGGCCGGGAAATACCCAGCCTCGCTTTGTAACGGAGTAGACGAAAGTGATCGTGCCTACCCGGATATTATCGTGAGGATGCTTCATTGCCATTGCTCCCCAAATACAAAACCAATTTCAGCCAGTGCCTCGTCCATTTTTTCGATGAACTCCGGCACCATCTCGTCAAAACTCGCCATGTACTTTTCATCCCGCTCAACCACGACATAATGCAGGCCTTCACGCTTCATACGCGGGTCATAGTTGGCAAAGTACCAGGCATCTTTTCGCGTCACCCACATGTTGTACTGCACCTGGGCCATGTAAGCCGACTTTATGGCCTCGAAACCACCGAGCCGGAACTTCATGAAATCCCGGGAGGTAAACGGGCATTTCAGCTCAAGGCCATTGCCGTCACTGCATAAACCATCGGGAGAGCAGGCGGTGCGCATACTTTCGTCGCGATAGATGATCGGGGATTCAGTAACATTCACGCCGGAAGTGAATTCAAACAGGGTTCTGGCGTCGTTCTCGTACTGTTTTCCCCAGGCCAGCGCCTTAGCATTAACTTCCGGAGCCACACCGGTGCAAACCTCAGCAAGCAGGGTGTGGAAGTAGGACATTTTCATGTCAGGCCATTTCTTTCCGGATCGGGGTTTTGCTATCACGTTGTGAACTTCTGCAGCTGTAATGACGCCGAGCCGTAATTTGTGCCACGCATCATCCCCCTGTTCGACAGCTCTCACGTCGATCCCGGTACGCTGCAGGATAATGTCCGGTGTCATGCAGCCACCTTCTGTTCAGAGGCTTTCTGTTTCAGGAATCCAAGAGCTTTCACTGCTTCGGCCTGTGTCAGTTCTGACGATGCGCGAATGTCGCGGCGAAATATCTGGGAACAGAGCGGCAATAAGTCGTCATCCCATGTTTTGTCCAGGGCAATCAGCAGAGTGTTAATCTCCTGCATGGTTTCATCGTTAACCGGAGTGATGTCGCGTTCCGGCTGACGTTCTGCAGTGTATGCGGTATTTTCGACAATGCGCTCGGCTTCATCCTTGTCATAGATACCAGCAAATCCGAAGGCGAGACGGGCACACTGAATCATGGCTTTATGCCGTAACATCCGTTTGGGATGCGACTGCCACGGCCCCGTGATTTCTCTGCCTTCGCGAGTTTTGAATGGTTCGCGGCGGCATTCATCCATCCATTCGGTAACGCAGATCGGATGATTACGGTCCTTGCGGTAAATCCGGCATGTACAGGATTCATTGTCCTGCTCAAAGTCCATGCCATCAAACTGCTGGTTTTCATTGATGATGCGGGACCAGCCATCAACGCCCACCACCGGAACGATGCCGTTCTGCTTATCAGGGAAGGCGTAAATTTCTTTCGTCCACGGATTAAGGCCGTACTGGTTGGCGACGATCAACAATGCGATGAACTGCGCATCGCTGGCATCACCTTTAAATGCCGTCTGGCGAAGAGTGGTGATCAGTTCCTGTGGGTCGACAGAATCCATGCCGACACGTTCAGCCAGCTTCCCTGCCAGCGTTGCGAGTGCTGTACTCATCCGTTTTATACCTCTGAATCAATATCAACCTGGTGGTGAGCAATGGTTTCAACCATGTACCGGATGTGTTCTGCCATGCGCTCCTGAAACTCAACATCGTCATCAAACGCACGGGTAATGGCTTTTTTGCTGGCCCCGTGGCGTTGCAAATGATCGATGCATAGCGATTCAAACAGGTGCTGGGGCAGGCCTTTTTCCATGTCGTCTGCCAGTTCTGCCTCTTTCTCTTCACGGGCGATCTGCTGGTAGTGACGCGCCCAGCTCTGAGCCTCAAGACGATCCTGAATGTAATAAGCGTTCATGGCTGAACTCCTGAAAATGGCTGTGAAAATATCGCCCGCGAAATGCCAGGCTGATTAGGAAAACAGGAAAGGGGGTTAGTGAATGCTTTTGCTTGATCTCAGTTTCAGTATTAATATCCATTTTTTATAAGCGTCGACGGCCTCACGAAACATCTTTTCATCGCCAATAAAAGTGGCGATAGTGAATTTAGTCTGGATAGCCATAATTGTTTGATCCATTTTTTGGGACTCCTGGCTGATTAAGTATGTCGATAAGGCGTTTCCATCCGTCATGTAATTTACGGGTGATTCGTTCAAGTAAAGATTCGGAAGGGCAGCCAGCAACAGGCCACCCTGCAATGGCATATTGCATGGTGTGCTCCTTATTTATACATAACGAAAAACGCCTCGAGTGAAGCGTAATTGGTATGCGGTAACGCCGCGCTCAGGCGGCCTTGATAGTCATATCATCTGAATCAAATATTCCTGATGTATCGATATCGGTAATTCTTATTCCTTCACTACCATCCATTGGAGGCCATCCTTCCTGACCATTTCCATCATTCCAGTCGAACTCACACACACACCATACTGCATTTAAGTCG